TGCGTAATGTTTTTAAATGATTATTAATTACTTTTGCCATCATTTTAATATTATGTTTTGTTTTAGGGAACATTGTTTGTCCTTTAAATTGAAATCATTCAGTAGCTTCTTCGATTGTTAATGTGTTGTTAAAAGTTGTCATAATCTTATTATTTAGTTGTTGTTATCTGAGTGCAAATATACACAATGTATTTAATGTACACAAACTTTATTTTGTTAAAATTGATATTTAGAATTTGTCTAAATAATATCATTTAAAAAATTATTATTATTTTCTAGTTTTGGTGCTTCTTTTGGTTCTTCATAATCTGGAAATAAATCGTAGAACTCTGTATATTTCCCTTTAAATCCAACTAATTCAGTTCCTATTTTGCCATGTCTATTTTTTAAACTACAAACAAAACACTTTCCTGTGACTATAATTTCATTTCCATTATCATCATATATAAAATATTCTGTTCCTGAAAACGTTTCTCTTGACGGACAGTCAGGATAATATTCTGGCCTAAATAATCCAAACATTTGGTCTGCGTCTTGTTCTATAGCTCCTGAACCTCTTGCGTCTGATAATAAAGGCATTCTTTTACTTATAGGCCTATCTTCTATTTTCCTATTCAATTGATAAAAAACAATAATAGGAATATCCAATTCTTTCGCTAAATTCTTTAATTCAGCGGAAGCAAAATTTAAAACAGAATACTCATCATTTAACCCCTTAACTTTTATGAGTCCTAAATAATCTATAAATATTTCTTTAACCTTAAATTTCTTTACCATTCTACGAGCTTGTGAAATAATTGTACTTAATTCTCTCGAACGTGGATCTATGTATATTTTTGCTTTCTTTAATTCATTAATTCTTTGATGCAATTGATTTATCTGAGCATCCGTAACATTTCCCTTTCTTAAATCTTCACTATCAATTTGACAATCAATAGCAGCAATACGAGTAAGCAACTGCTTTGACTTCATTTCTATTGAAAAAATTCCAATAGGAATATTTAATTTAATAGCTGCATGAGTAGCTTGTTTTATTAGCATGGCCGTTTTTCCCATCCCAGGCCTAGCTCCCCAATATATTAAATCTGAGTCATTATTGCCACCATAAGGATTCATGACATTTAATCCTAATGGTATTCCGGGTGGAATTAATCCGTTCTTTTTATCGTTTATTTCTTGTAAAAATTCATTTCCTATTGATTCGATGGTATCAAATGCTTTATTTCCAGAAACCTCAGAAATTGCATCCTTAAATTTCTTTTCAACTTCTTCATAAATTTCAAAAATATCTAAATCTCTATCTAAAACTCTATTTAGCCCAAATGAGCATATTTGAGTCAATTTGCGTGTTAGGTATCCCTCAATGATAATTCGTGCGTGAGATTCAATATGTGAGCTTCCTGCGACCCTATTTGTAAGTGAGGGTATGTATCCAAAATCTCCCATGACATCCATTAAACCTTTTGATCTAATTTTTTGGGAAACGGTTAAAATATCAATTTGCTTTTTTTCTTCTTTTAATTCTAGGATAGTTTGAAAGATGTGTTGGTTGGCAGTTGACAAAAAACAATGTGGTTTTAGGTCACTACTAACTTCGTCAAGTGCGTAACTTTCTAACAAAATAGCTCCCAGAACGGCATTTTCTAAATCCTGATATTCTTTGTTTGTATCGTATATTTCCATTATTTCCGACCTAATTTAAATGATGAACCTGTTTGAGGTGGTTGTTTATCTTTGTTTATTAGCCAAGTATTTCGAAAGTGATCGACAAATTTACCGTAATTTGGATATTCTGAATTTGCCTTTAATCTAAATTGTGGAATGTAAGCTTTCAAAACCTCAACTGTAGTTTTTTGGTTTTGAGCCATTCTAACTATTTCACTACCATTTTCAAAATCTTTAAAATATTGATCTATTAAATTTAATTTAATTTCTATTTTAGTTTCTATTTTAGTTTCTATTTGCTTGGGGGTAGGCTTGTCGTTTTTTTCATCGAGGCTTACAAAAGGCTTTGGGGTAGGCTTGGGGGTAGGCTTATTTTTACCTCCTGAACTACCACCTCTCACTAGGTTTAACATACTTTCGCAACTTGGAATAAATAAGTAATTTTTACCTAAAATTATCAACTTTAAGGAAATTAGTTTATCTAAAATAACATTTAGTTCGTCTATTGTTACACAAAATTTACGAGTCCAAACATCTTTTTTTATTTCAGTATTATTATTATTCATCATTGCTAAGTCTATAAATTCTCTATATAAACCCCGCTCGCTTAAATTTAATTCAAATACACTTTCTGAATTACCCCAATCTTTTGGATACCACGTATAACCTAATTTTGCCATTATCCTAATTTAGCCATTAAGTAATTTAACTCTTTTATTATATCGTTACAATCTTGAAATGTAAGTATTTGTATTTTTTGGTATTCTAGTTCATTTAATGGGTCAAATACTAGTTGTATTTTATCTTCACTAATTTTTGTAAACTCAATAAAATCTCCTTCTGATTCTGCACACTCAAATAATTTTCTCATAATGTTTTATTTTATAATTTCAATGCCTCGTTTTTCAATATGTTCCTTTGTAAAAAATACGCTTACAAAATAAAGTCCATTTACGTTTTTACATAAAAATGGCTTTAATTCTTTTGGAGTAGCGAGATATTCACTATTTGCTTTGAATAAGTCTTTCATTATTTAGATATTAATAATTTTGATAATTCAGCAATCATTTCCAAAATTTGATTATTATTAAAAAGCAATTCATGATTCTTTTCTTTATCGTCTGGACATATAATAAAAAAATGAATATGCTCTCCATCATTTTGAAATTCAATAAAATCCGTTGTGTGTACGTCCTCAAATAGTTTTCTCATTTTCATAATTTTCATAATTAAAAAAGCCCTAATGATTAGATTTGCTTACGAAGCAAGTAAAGGATTCACTCTTTACATCTAATCATTAGGACTCCTAATGTTTTAATGTGAATCTATGTTTAAAATCGGTTCGTTATTCCGAATTGCAAATATAACTATAAATAACGATATAGCAAAGTTATTTTTTATAATTACACCATTTTTGTTTATTTTCTCTAAACTCTAAAAGAGGCGCATCATTAACGCTTAAATCGTATTTTGCGACTTCTTTCATAAATTCTTTTTTAGTTTGCTCAGACATCCAATGTTTAATTGTTGTGCGTATAATGCCTTTACAAATGTTACATGAACTGATTTTCACTATTACTTCACTATCTGGTAAGTCTGTTAAATTTTTCATAACGTTTATTTGTTTAATGTTTTTACGTACTCAACTATTTTTAACCGATCATCAATATAATAAGCCGTCCACTTCATTACTATTTCAATCATTTTTTCTTGGGTAAACATCTTAGAATCCCAATATTGATGAACGCTAACTTTAGCATATTGCATATCTAATACTTTGTAAGCCATATTATTTATTTTTATTACTTAATTGATTTTTTAATATTAATAAAACTTCATCATAAAAAGCTATTTCTTTATTAGGCGTTTCAAAATCATGCCAGTCAATGGCCTCAATAGTATTTGTTACGTCAATCATAGCGGCTCTTATGGATCTATCCATTGTGATAATACTTACTGAATTACTAAATAGCTTGTAGTATTTACTAATTAAATTATTTGAATATTCTATTTCGGTCATTTGGTTTTACTTCCTAATTTAATTTGATAGATGCTAGTATCTGTTAGTGGTAATTTTTTATGTTTTCTTTTGCCTATAAACCTTTTATCTCTCTTTAATCTAACTACATAAGAATTAAAGCCATGTGCAATAAAAGTTCTTTCCGTTATAGATAAAACGCATAACTCAAAATTACTTTCATCTTCATAGGTCATGTCATCTACTCTAGGAATACTCATACCGAAATTCCATTTAGAGCCTATAGTAATAGTTCCACTTCCATCACGTTTAATTAGTGATATAAATTTTAGTTTTTTACCTTTTATCTTTTCCATTATTTCCTAATTTAAGTTGTTTTTTTAATCTATTATTCCACGCCAAAAGTCCCGCGTTTCTTCGCTTGTAATACTCAGCCTTTTCAGCTTATTTCTGCTTTTCAGTTTCGGCAAATGAGGCTAGGATAAGGGAACGGTTAAAAGTAAAATGTTTCATAGATTATATTTTAATTTATTATACTCAAAAACTTCATACCAAAATGCATAAACCATTTCAGTTGTAAAACCTAAATCAAAAAGCTGGTTATTAATTAATTTAATTTCTATTTTTAGAACTAATAA